CACTAACGAATATTATATCAAAGAAGACTCTTTGATTCTGTCTGCCCAAATAAGAGGCAAAAGGATAGAAACGGTAGAAGTATCTCTCAAACAGCTAAAGGTGGTGCAGTGTAGAGGCTTACAAAATAAAAATACTGAATACCACGATCGTATTATCTCTCTCGTGAACAAGAACATGCACTTGATAAAAGAACGTCTAAAATCCAAGAAGGATGAAACCAAGCGAAATGACAGAAGAACAATTGCGCCACGCCCTGTTGCGGTATAATTAGAAAACTATAATGAAGATATTCTACTCGATAAAGCGGAAGGGGGACGGGTTGATAAACCTGTCGGGATCGTTTGTGTTTGTTGGAAAACCTGACAAGGCGAAGGTGAAGCCCCTGCTTGCGAAGTCGATAGAAAAGAAGTGGAATATCCCTTTTAGCGAGATAGAGCGTGTGGACTGCTACTATTTTGAAGGAAGCCAGGCGGTGGAGATAGACAAATAAAGGATGGGTCATGTGGACAACAACGTACGGCATATCTCCCGAATCGGGAATGGTAAGGGAAGTAGTTCATGACTTCGGGCATGGGATCTTTGTGGTGGTGGACCTGGAAAAAAACACGGTGAGGCGGTATGTGGGCTGCCGGTTGGTAAAGGAATATACGGCGGACGCGCATATATCATATTATTACCAGTTCCTGCGTGAAGTGGACGAGGAAGTGGCGGCAGAATATACAAACAAAAAGAAGAATAATTCAAAAAAATGAAGTTATGGAAACAAAGGAAATGTCGTTCTTTTTCTGTTCAAAAAATATAATAGATGCTGTTCCTGAATGTGTTCATTCAAAATGGTTCAAGTCGGGATTTCCTCTTGATAACGAGGAATATTGTATTGCTATTTTGAATTTTGAAAAAGTAGAGTACACCAATTGAGTTAGTGAATAAAGTAATAAAATAAAACTATGGAAACGCGATTTGACGAAGAAAGGTACGTGACATCAGACCTGAAAGAGATGTTGAACAAGTTCACGGCTAAACGGGTGCTGAGGACTTGGAAAGAAGATTTTGTGGACCAGGATAACGGTGAAGTGGCTACTATTGAACGGAACGAAGTGCTGGTGCCACGCGGCACGCTGCTGGACAGGGAAATGCTGGCCATGGTGCAGTTTTACATGGAATCGGGCGAGATCACCGAGGTGGAGGTGACAAACCAGCGGCGAATGGGGATGCCGCAGAAAAATAATTGGCTGTATCCATTTTTAGCGGTAGTCTCAATAGCCGACAAGAACAGGAAGGTGCTATTCTATGCGGTGGATGTGCCGAACGGATTGTTGGTGCTTTCTGACTTTCTGGAACTCAACACGGTGGGCATGTTCCGGATTGCCCAAGTGAAGGAGTTTAATACGGACATTGTCCTGATTGACTCATTGAAAAAATATGCGGTGGATGAGGATACAGAGAAAGAGCCTGCGGAGGATGAGACTGAACCGGAAATGAAGTGGTACCAGATAGAGTTCAACGTGGATGTGGACGGCGTGCGGGAGCATACGGGAACGGCGGTGGTGAAGACATTCAATACAGACCAGGCGATGATGCTGATAGGTGACTACCTGTTAAAAAAGGAACGGGAGAGTGTAGTACGTGCAGCAAGACAAGAGCACCGGGCGTATGAACCCAGGGAACTGGTGGCTACGTTGGAGACATCAAAGATCTTGAAGGTGGATATGTTTATCCCGCAGGAATTTTCGATGGCTTATGGCAGTGATTTGACGTAAGCCTGGGACATATGACCCGGGCTTTTTGGGAACGGAAGGAAAAGAGGTTCGGGGAATTTGCGAAGCAGTTAATGATTAAGTTTTAAAGCATGAAAAAAATAATTGATGTCACATGTGGCAGTAAGATGATGTGGTTTGATAAAAATCATCCAGAGGTTATATATACAGATAAAAGAAAAGGACGATTTGAGGCCTATGGAAAAACTACAATCATAGATCCGGATATTCAAGTAGATTTTAAGAACCTTCCTTTTAAAAATGAAGTATTTTATTTAGTAGTATTTGATCCACCGCATTCTAAATGGTTAAACGAAAATACAATTTTGGGTCAAAAATATGGACAGTTGTTTTCAGATTGGAAAACTGAAATAAAAAGTGGTTTTGACGAATGTATGAGGGTTTTAAAACCAAATGGTATATTGATTTTTAAATGGAACGATAAGGATATTAAATTAAATACATTATTAGAAGTAATAGGAGAAAATCCACTTTTTGGGCATCCAACTGGAAAGCAAGGAAAAACTATTTGGATGACCTTCATGAAAAAACAAAACTGCTTGGGAACGGCAGGAAAAGAGGTTCGGGGAGTTTGCGAAGCAGTTGAGGATTAAGTTTTAAGAAATATTTATGCAAACAGTAAATAGTTTATCTGGTGGCAAAACATCGTCATATTTGGCTGCTCATTATCCAGCAGATTATAATGTATTTTCCCTTGTTCGGACGTCAGACAAACGGTGCATGTTTCCAGATGCGAAACTGAGGCAAGAGGTCAGCGACCGGATAGGATGCGAGTTCATAGGGACACTTGAGGATGACATGATTATCTATACAATGTTTGACCTTGAACAATATATTGGGCAAAAAATACATTGGGTTACAGGCAAAACGTTTGACGAGGTAATAATGCGAGGAAAGAAAAAATATCTTCCGAACGTAACCCAACGTTTTTGTACGACTGAAATGAAATTGAGGGCTATTTTCAACTGGTGGATAGAAAACTTTGATAATCCTATTGAGGTGAGGATAGGTTATAGGGCGAACGAGCAGAATAGGGCCGTTGATATGATTTCAAAGGTGAATGTGGAAGGATTATGTGAATTTGATGCAATAGTTGGATTTCATAAAAATGGCAATAAAAAACATCAGATGATCGGATGGGAAAAACCAGTATTTCCTCTTATAGAGGACAGTATATTTAAAGACAATATCATAGAATTCTGGAAGGGTAAACCAGTTAGATTTGCCAAGTTTAATAATTGCGTTGGGTGCCCGAACCGAAATGAGATGTTGTTAAAATTAATGTCTATTGAACATCCAAACAAATTCGAATGGTTTGAAGATCAAGAAAAAGATACAGGGGATAATGTCAGGACTTGGAAAAATGGCATTACATATCAACGGATTAGAAAACAAGAATTATCATTTGCATTGTCATTTGATGATTTTGACGAATGCGATTCAGGACACTGCGGTTTATAAATTATGTTTGACAAAATAACCATACGTGCTACGGTGAGCGATGACGAATGTGTTCACCTGGCACGGTTGTATAAGCTACATACATGGGTGAACGAGGCGGGCACGCTGGTGGAGTACCGGAGCAGCGAATATGCGAAGTTCAAAGGGATAGAGGTCAACATCAAGAAAAACAAGTTGACCTTGAAAACTTCGTTGCACAAATTCTGGTACAACGAAAATTACGGCAAGCTGCGAAACGACAGCCTGTTCACTGTCTCGGAGGCAAAGTCTGCCTTCGAAATGCTGCTGTTTGTAAACGGTCTGGTGCCGGGCAAGGTGCGTATAATACAGTTTGAGATCGGCCTTAACCTGAACGTGAACTATGACCCGCTGACGTTCATCGAACAAGTTAGGTATGTGTCGCTGAAGGACAAGAACATGTTCGTAGATGCGAATTTCCAGAAGGACAGGCAGCGGACGACAATGAAGCACAAGCATATCCGGAAGTACTTCAAGATATACGACAAGACCTGGGAGATGTTTGACAAACGGAAGGATGGCGGCGAAATGTCCGAACAAAAGATATTGCGTGTGGAATCGGTGTTCCGTCGCCACAACGAGAAGGCGGACAGTTTCTTCTCGAGTCAGAATGTAAACAGGCTTGTGACACGGTTTTATACCGACTGGAAGGACCTGTTTTTTTTTCGCTCTGTGCGTGCCGAAATGGGCACGCGTAAAAGCGAGATCGACCGGGCGACGGAAATAGCGAATGAGGGCTTGGACGAGTATCTTGAGCGTGCCAGGAAGGATTTTGAATCGAAAAGGCTTACACAAAAGCAATACCGGGTGATCCGGGAGTTTGCAAGGGATTTTGAGCTTTCGGGGGATAAATACGAGATTGTGGTGTCTCCGCAAGAGAGGGAATATAAACGATTGATATACAATACTTTTGAAGAGGCTAAGAAATAGTGTTTATGCGAAATTATGCAAAATGCCCATATAGGCAAACTTAACGCATTGATTTACAAAGGTAACTGAAAATACTGCAATTGATTACCAATAGTTTAACATAAAAAATGGCTACTTATTAAGTGCCACAGATGCAAATCTCTTTCGAAAGAAGGAGATTTTTTTTGTGCCAAAATGTTAGGCGGAAACAGTATGCCTGGCAGCTTGTCCTATACTTCCCAACAGGAAGCGGATATGAAATATTCGCTTCCTTGGGAAGAAACTGTTGTTTGAAGGGGTGCGAAGCTTTGCTAAGAAATAAACGATATGCTTTATTTTATTGATGTACAGTTTGTTGAATGATGAAGGAAAAACGGAACTTTGAAATAATATCTAAAATAGAAACAAATAGAAAAATTCAAGTGAATGTTGATAGGATTATAGGCTTGGCAGAAAAAAAAAGGGTAGCTCAAAACTGAGCTACCCTTGTGTGCGTGGAATAAATATTTAGATTGATTAATGATTATCAAGAGGCTTGTATCCCAGCCGGACAATGACCGGGATAAGCTTGTCAATTTGTTCCTGTGAAAGATACCTGTACTTGTATCCTTTCACGAAGGTGTAAAGGGACCGGATAGGGATACCGGCTGTCCTTTCCACCTTTTCTATTCGAATGCAATCTTTGACAATAGGATTGTCAAAGAATTGCTTGATGTTTTCAAGTTCAGTCATAGTTCTCTATTATTTTAGATGAAACCCATGATTCACCAATCAGGCTGTGCCTTCTTGGTTCATCAACAGTTTCCCAGTATTGGAAAATTGACCACATCAAGCCTTGCCTATCTTTGTTTGGTGCATATTGCACCCAATCTACAAGTTCATTAACAAGTTTGTTTTGTCTTCTAAAAGTTAGCTCCACGGCTCTCCACTCAAAGCCTTCAAGATCTCCATGAAATTCAGTCTTTGATTTTTCAATTCCTAAAAAATCTTCATAGACGTGGTAAAACCGTCTCGTGATCTTACCGTTTTCTTCTTGCTTTTCTTGAAACACACCGACAAAAGTGTTGTTCAGATCTTCGAATAAACCGAAAATATTTTCTGCTGTGACTTCCATAATTTTTCTTGCCGTATTAAACTGTTGCCGCCAGTTTTATTTGTTATGCTACAAATATAAAGCATATATTTTATGTGTGCAAATATTTAAGCATATATTTTTAAGGAAGGTGTGGTTTTTAACATTACAGAAAGTATTTGGACAAAAAAATTCCCCCTACATGTCGCATGCAAGGGGAATCGAATCATAACCTTATATTAAAAATACATGAAAAAAAGTCTGGATGGATTATTTGAAGAGCTGGTTTACCTTTTCCATGCTCTCCTTGACAGCCTTTGACAGTTCCTCGTCGAGGGAGATCTTGTTCTCCGTTTGTTTCGGGAGGATGTATGGAAGGAGTTTCATGACGATGACGATCTGCTGTTCCTTGTCAAGGTCCTTGAATTGCTTCTTGAACTCTTCGAGGTTGTCGGTCACGAACTGGAAGACCCAGCTTTTGAGCTCCGCCGTTGTCTTGTTCGGTGTCCCTTTTTTGCGGCCTCCCGTCTTGGATGTTCCTTTCTGTCGTGGCATAATGCGCAAAATAAGGAAAGAAAATGCAAGTGTGTATGCACCTGTGTTTTAAAATGTGATCGTGGGTACGCAAAGACTGAATAAATGTGCATTTTTGGTCTTATTTTGATGAAAATGCAAAGCAACAAACGGATAATAGACCAATACAACCGGAAATACGGGAAAGCGGCCAAGGATTCCCGCAGGAAGGACATGCGCTCTTCCGAAAAGGTTGCGGACGGTTTTGCGACAAACACGGACCTACTGCTGTCGTGTTACCATTCGTGGATGTCTCTGTCGCAGCTTAGGACAGACATACGGCGCAACGAGGAGTTTGTGTTCGGAGACCAGCACGCTGACAAGGTGTTCGACCAGGAAAGCGGGACATGGATGAGCGAGCGGCAGATGTTCATGCTGCAGGGGCTTATCCCGAGCCAGTACAACATTATCCGGGGGATATTGCGGTCCATCCACGGCGTGTGGAGCAGCAGCAAGACATTGCCGACCGTGGTGGCGCAGATAGACGAGAACCAGAAGGAAAGCGAAATACTGACAGCCACGCTTCATTCCGTGTACCGCAAGCTTGAACTGCGCAAACTGACAGCCGCGCAATTACTCCAGATACTTATCTCCGGCATAGCCGTGACAAAGCACCACTACGTGAACCGGGACGGGGATTCGGACATAGCGGAGGATTTTGTGGACATTTTCACGTTTTTCGTGGACAACACGATGAAAGACCCGCGGTACAAGGACTGCTCAATGGTTGGCTGCTTCTGGGACATGCCGGTGGAGGAGATAGCAGGCAAGTTTGCCAAGGGAAGCAAGGTGCGTGCGGAAAAGATCCGTGCGATGTACGCTCCCGAGACTTCCAGCGAACGCACGATGCAGATGGTGGAGACCTTCACCGACCGCCGGTTGGAAAAGGACTTCTTTACGGTGGACGTGCAGGCATGGGGCTTGGGCCGGGTGGTGGAAGTATGGCGGAAGGAAGTGAAGGAATGCTACTGGGTGCACGACTACCTGAAAGGGGAATATTACCCGGATTTCAGCGTGGATGAAAAAGACCTGAAAGATGAAAACGCCCGCAGGGTGAAGGAACAAGCGGCGATGGGAGTTGCCCCCGAAGACATGCTGTTGCTGGAATGGGAATGGACAACGGACAGCTACTGGGTGTACTATTACCTTACGCCGTGGGGAACGGTGCTTGACAACGGGATCAACCCATTCTGGCACGGGGAACAGCCGTTCGTGTTCGAGCTGTTCGACTTCTTTATCGGGAAGATATACCCGTTCGTGAAAGACATCATTGATGCCAACAAACAGGTGAACAAGCTGTCGGCCATATCCGAACTGCTGACCAAGTTCAGCGCGAAATCGCTGATGTTCTTCCCCGTGGAAACGCTTGCAGAGGAACACGGGTACGGGATCGAGGAAATAGAACGGCGTTCTACAAAATACGACGCCATCATCCCGTACAAGTCGCAAGGCACGCCTGCCAAACCTGAATTCCAAAGCACGATAGCACAGGCGTTCACGCCGCTGAACGTGGTGAACATGTATATGAAACTGTCGGAAAACATATCCGGAGTGTACGGGGCATTGCAGGGGTCGCAACCCAATTCTGGGACTCCGGCCCAGATGTACGCGCAGCAAAGCCAGAACAGCGTGGCCAGCCTGAACGGGGTGTTTGATGCAATGAATTCATTCCGTCAACGGGGAGACAAGATGAACGTGCAGCTCATGCAGCAGTACTACAACGAGAAGCGTTACATATTCGATAAGGATTCGGGAAAACGGCTGCTGTGGGATCCCGACCGGGTGAGGCACATCGACACGGAGCTTAGCCTGACGGAAAACACGGACACGCCAGCCTACCGGATGATGGTGAACGACGTGATGATGCAGATGAAGAAATTCGACGTGAACAACGAGCTGGATTTCCGGGGCATGATAGAGGTGGGTGCCTTGCCGATGAAAGACAAGATCCTGGACTACATGAACGAACGCCAGCAAAAGATGCAGGAGGCGCAGGCGCAAGGCCAGCCTTACTCAGGAACGCCGATGCCGCAGGATTTGCAACAAGGATTGGCCCGATACCAGTTTTCCCCGGAAGTGCAGGAGCAATTTGCACAATTGTCGCCCGACGTGCAGCAGTACGTTCTTGAACAAGCCGGGCTATCGCAACCCCAACCGCAACAACTTAACTGAAACAAGGGATGGCAAGGATAAAAGTACCTTTTACCGGAATCACTACACGGGACTCACACGCCGACGGCGAATGCAGGGTGCTGTTGAACGCCCGCCCGAAAGACGGGGTATTGAAAGCCGTAGCCCCGCGCAAGAAAGTGAAAGAATTGGGGCAAGTTTACGACATCGTGTTCGTGCACCAGAATTCGGGCTATGAAAACTGGATAGGGGTGAAACATGCAGGGGACACGTCAAGCGTGTATTCGGGCATAGACGGGACTGCCGTTTTGGTTCGGTCCGGTGTTGGCCGGATAAGTTCGGTGCAGCAGGTTGGAAATATATTGTCGTTTGTCACGCCATATACCGTCATGTATGCGCTGTATGTCGGGGGGGCTTATAATTTTTTGGGGGAAATGCCGGAGATACCATTCAGGTATTTGTATTCCGAAGAATCCGAAACGGTTTCGATGAAATATTCGGAACTTTATGGGACGGGGCGTATAGAGATACTTTCGGCGGAACAGATATCCGAGTTCAATACGTCCGTGAAAGCGGCCGTCAACCACATGCTGGACGTTGTTGTTTCGGGCGGAACCCTGAACGGGGTTTCTTATTTTGCCCAGCCAGGTGCTCTTTTTGACGCCCACCTTGTCCGGTTTGCCTACAGGCTTTATGATGGAAGCTACTCAAAGCATTCCCCGGTGATCCTACTGATGCCAAAGGGTAACATAGGATACATGAAACGGCTCCATTCAAACGATAATCCTCCTGAAAACCCCCTGAAGGAAAAAATCACATTGTACCTTGAATATTATTTTGCAAGGATTTATTTTGACTTGTCGGGCATACAGGACTGGAAGGAAATAATCACGTCGGTGGATGTATTCATGTCTCCGGCGCTTGGTTTCTCCAGCGTTGAAAATTCAGTTCCGATAACCCCTGCCGGGCACGGCGTGGAGTATACCGAGAATATAGTTCCTTATATAAAAAAAAATACATTTGACTCGTTTGTGCAGGCGTCCAATTTTTATTTGGTGAAATCCATAGAGCTTTCGAGCCTGTCCGCTTCCGTTTCGTTGCCCGAATACAAATTCGACATGTCGAACATACTGAACGGGGAACAGTTGTCCGACGACAGTTTTTCCCACGACAAGACAGGATGTTTAGTGTCAAGCGTGTATAACCACCGGCTCCACATGGGGTCGTTGAAGACCACCGTGTATGGGGGTTATCCATGCGCCTTTTTCAAGTGGGGGGACGGTGCCCTGACAGGTTCCGTGCCGTACACTTACATGTACAACGGGTCAAGGGCTACGGTAGTGGGTTTGGATTACGAGATCCTTGTCGAGGTGCATTTGAAATACACATCGGGCGTGCGCAAGGTGTATTCGTCATCCGTGTTCGGTAAGGCTTTCTTCCTGCAGGCGTATTTTTCTTATCCTGACACGAGAGCCTCGAAAATGGTCTTGTATAGGAAGCTGTCCGCCGGATCTTATAGGAAATTGTTTGAATTTACGCTGAAACCGCACAACTACCTGAATATTTCATATTATGTGAATTATTCGGTGTCCACCCCGGACGATCCTGTGTACAATATATCGCCTGTTGACATTGAAGGTGCGCTTTCCACCGACGTGCTGTTGGATCCGGTTGCCCTGGTGGTGGATTATCCGTCAAAGATGAAAGTTTCCGAACTTGACAACCCGTTCCTTTTCCTGTCAAAAAATTTCTACGAGGCGGGCAACGGCGCCATTTTGTTCATGGCTTCCAACGCCATACGCATATCGGAGGGGCAGTTCGGCGAATACCCGCTGTACGTGGGCACCACGCAGGGCATATACTCCATGTCGGTTGGCGATTCGGCGGTGTATTCCAATTCATCCCCGACCAGTTATGAAATGCCGCTTTCGGGCGTGGTGTCTTCCACACCGTTTGGCGTGGTGTTCTTGTCCAAGCGTGGGGTATGTGTCATATCTGGACAGGAGGTGCTTTTGCTGTCATCGGATCTCCATGAAAAAAAAGAGCCCATGTCCGTCGGGGGTGTGGTGGGATCCCGTGTGTCTTCGGCTCTGGGTTATACGGCCAACTTGTCCGATTACCTGCAGGGTGTGGGATACATCTTTTACAATGCGGGTGAAAACGAGGTGGTGCTTGTCAACCCGGAGTATGCGTTCGGTTTTGTTTACAATGCCACTTCAAAATTGTGGTATTTGTGCACGGAGCGGGTGCAGGGTGTGGTGGAAAACACCTATCCCGACTTGTACGTGTTGGATGGTGTTGGCGTAAAAGACTATTCGCAGGCGGAATCTCCCGCTTCAGATGTGTGCGTGGTGACCCGTCCGTTAAGGTTTGAAACCACCGACAAAAAAAGGATGGAGCGCTTGTTCCTGCGTGCATCGCTCCGGAACATGAACAACGGTGATCCATCAGGAAAGGCGGAAGTATGCCTGCTTGACAGCAACGACGGGGTAAACTTCAAGCCGGTGAGGGGTTTCCGGATAATAAAGGACGGCAGCTATAAAGACGTGTACCTTGGTATGTTTGCGCGGGAGAAAGCGCGGTATTTCCTATTTGTCTTTTCGGGCATGGTGGACGAAGGAAGCATTGTCGGGTATCTGGACGCGGAAGTGGTCAAAGAATACGGCAATGAAACAATGAGGTGATTAATAATTTATAAATAAACAGACGGTTATGATACCATTGGCAGCTATGGGTGCCGTGACCGGGCTTGCAGGCTCGGTCTACGGTGCAATTCAGGAAGGAAAACAGCGCAGGCGGATGAACAGGCAATTGGACAAGATGTCTTCGGACAACGAGGTCATGTACAACACGGATTATCTGGGGGATTACACCCAACGGGCGGACGCGCAAAACATTATACGTGAATTGCGTGACACAATGAACGCGCAATCCCGTAATGATAACAACGCGGCCGTGGTGGCTGGTGCCACGCCGGAATCGTTGGCTGCGGCCAAGGAAAACCGTAGCAAGGCGGTTGCTTCCGTTATGGGGAGGCTGGGTGCGCAGGGGCAGCAGTTCAAGGACAGGGTGAAAGAAAACTACTTGAACCGGAAATCCCAGATAGAGGGCATGCGCCTGGGGCAGGTGTCGGACAATGCCGCCAGTAGCAACAACATGATGTATAACGGGATCAAGGGGATTGCTTCGACTGACTGGACAAGCGTGTTTGGGGGAGGTCAAAGTTTGCCTGAGCCAGCGCAAAAAATGATTTTAAATACAAAGGTGTCTGGCGTTGCTCCTGTTAAACCAAGTGTGGATGTTCCACGGGTAGATATAAAAAAACCGCTGTTGTGATAAGGATTGAAGGATTCAAAAAAAACAAAATGATTAATAAAGTAAACGAATATGAAAGCATTGTTGAGGGAATTGAGGAGTGAATTAGGGGAATTGTGGGCGGAACTGCGGCTGTTTGTGCCTGCATACATGGTGATGCTGGTGGAATCGGTGAAGCTGCGGCTGGCCATTGCGCTTGCGGACATCAAGCAGAAGGCGCATAACAAGCGGTACCACGTGGTGCTGGTGACCGTGGGGATAGACAAGCGGGGAATCCCGGTTAACAAGTTGAGGTCTATCAATAATCGGGATTTTAGCTATTGCAAGCGTATGGGCTGGCTTCCGAAACGCATGACGTTCCTTGACCTGGAGCGGAAGGCGTATTACAGCACTTCGCTTGACCGGAACAACACGCTCCGCAGGGAAGAGCGGCGCAAGGCTAAGGAGAGATACATGCAGTACCAGCGAATGTTCAAAACTTTAATGATGGCGTCATGATAATATTCCTGATGTGTACCGGCGATAACATACAGAAGCAGGTGGAGATGGAAACGTCGCTGCTTGCCGAACGCCGCCGCCGTGAATTCAAGGACGGGACAAGCGAGGAGCTTCTTGACGAGCTGGTGATGGACGAGGAATATGAGATCCTGTTCAAGCGGCTGTTCAACGAGGGCGGTGCCGAGGTGGTGAAGGGCATATCGTCCAACTACCTTGTTGGGACACCCACGGACATGGAGGCCGTGTGGCGGGAGTTTCCGGACTTTAGCCAGGACAGGGACTTTTACCTGTGGCTGAATATGCACGACGACTTCGTGCTGCAATACAAGAAGAGCATACAGGTGAAGCTGCAGCAATTCCTGATAGACTATGTGTGCTGGCGGTGGCTGGAGACAAAGTCGCCTGATGATGCGAAAACGTACCTTGCGAGGTTGGGCGTGACGATGGGGGACATTCAAAAGCTGCTGATAAGGAAAGAAAGGCCGCTGAGGAGGTTGCCGAGCTTTCCCTGACAAGGATTGAATGATAAATGATTCAAGCAATGAAAGAAATAAAATGCGACGAATGCGGGAAATTTCTGTTCGAAACGAACGACACCAGCAACGGGGTGATTGGATGTAGGGCTGAGGAAAAAGGATTTGTTTATAAAAACGCATGTCTTTTTTCTAAAGAATATTCATCGTTGTATTTCTGCAATACTGGGTGTGCAAAAGAATTTTACCGCAAAAATATACCGACGGACGAAAAGATGAACCATGTGCTCAAGGAAATGAGGGACGATATTCCAAGGATGGCAAAAGATGTTTGCGATAAGATGGCGAAGATTTCAGAATTGATAAAAAAACAATCAGATGCTACAAGAAGATAACAAGATAACGGATCCGTTACAAGCGGGCGTGCAGCAGGGGGTTAGCGCTGTCGCGCAACAGGGACAGCCGTCGGCATACGGGCAGGCGTTGCAGGAATTGAACAATATGCCTGAATTTGATGCTAACAAGTTTGCGGAGGAATACAAGAACCGGGGTCAACGCCCGATCCTTGACATCCTGATGGGCAGTTACACAAAACCGCAGCCGGCCATTACCCCGGAACAGGAAAAGCGTGCCAGGACGGCGGCGGCTATCAGCGACTCGCTGTCCACCTTGGCGGAAATGTGGGGGCATTCGCAGGGCGCGCGCGTGAGGCCGTCGGACGGTAACACGTCCACGAACCAGACCAACGCCAGGCTGAGGGACATTCAAAACAAATACGAGCAGAACCTTGCGAACTACAACAACCTGTACACGCAGGCGGCGGGAAATGATTTCTCCTCGCAGTTGCGGAGCGCCATGGAAGCCAACGGCCAAAAAAGGCAGAATATCATATACAAGGCCAACAAGTTGTTTGAAGAACAGAAAATCAAGGAAGTAAATGCCCGGAAGGATGCGGAAATAAAAGCCAAGGCGGAAGCGGAAGCCGCAAAACAGAAGTGGGACAAGGAAAAATTTGAAAAGGAATATAACCAGCGCGAACGCCAAAACAATGCAAGTAATGCAATAAGTTGGTACAATGCCAGAAAATCGGGTGCTTCCGAAGCTGATAAGGATGTGTTTGAAATTGCAGTTCCAAACGGCACTCCAGGAGCAGTATATGACCCATACACACAAAAAACATATATAAGGCAAAAGATAACCCCTGCGCGAAAAGCGTCTATTATTGCAAATTTGAAAAATGGCAAATCTTCATATGCGATCACCAACAAATTATATAAACCGGGATATACTGACTTGATGGGAATAGTTCATCCGGGTGGAATACTTTCTGATGATGAAATTGTAAAATATTGGTTGGAACATGATTATCAAAAACAACCAGCCAACAAACCCTCTTCCACTAAGCCTGGCACGGGAGGATTATATTAACGGAATAAAAAAAATACGATGAGCGATAATTTGCAAAAGCTGTATGAGAGCACCCGCCGGATGAATCCAAACTTCACCGTGCCGTTTGACGAGTTTTCAAAAGACATGCAGGATGTGGGCAACCGCCAGCGGTTTTACAACAATACCCGAAAGAATAATCCGGAATTCACCGTGTCGTTTGACGAGTTTTCGAAAGACATTGGATTTGGAAACTCGATAGATTGGGGCGGCCCGCAATTCAGGCCTACATCCCAACCTTTGCCCGAAAAGCAAAAGCAGGCACCCGTGAAAGTGCAAGCGGGCGGTGCGGGGAAACCGGAGATAAAAGACATGATGTTTCCACCGCTGACCGGCTATGACAAGCCCATCACAATGAAATCACCCACGGCCCCCAAAACAACGGTCAGCATAGGCAACGATGCCGCTGAAGGGCTGGTGCAACCGTTTGGAAAAGGCAAACCCCTTGCCGTGACCGCAGGAGAACAGGTGGCGGGCATACAGTTGCCTCCAGATAGGAAATTGAACGCTCAGCTTATGGGATGGCTTGACTCGCAGGGAAAAACAATTGATGATTACAAGGATACAAATGCACCGGATAATTTTGGGGGGAACCCGCTGGCCAAAGCATGGCTTGAAGCCAACAAGGTGGAAACCGGTGAAGGTGGTTCGGGATACTACGGATATGGCGGCATGGCTGTCGGAAATAGAAAACCTGAAAGGGTAAACACCCCGGCGCAATACGCCGCGCTGCAGGACTTTTTCACCAAGTCGCCCACTGGACGTGAACTGTCGGCCAAACTGGAAGAAAAACGGAAATCTCTTGACGACGAGGTGCGCGCCCTGCTTCCCCAAACGCAAAAGATGCAGGAAGAGATTTCCCGAAGGGGGCGGCAAAATATTGTGTCGAACCCTTCAAGCATCCCGATCATCCGTCCGGAACTGGACAAGCAGAACGCAAAAGACATCATCATGCAGCGTGCCATATCGTTTGTGAACGAAGCTGGCAAACGGATAAGCGCAACCAAAGAAGGCGGCGGATTCTTAAAAGGAATTGGCCACGACTGGGGCGATGCCTTGAGGCTGCTTGCCCCCGGTATTGACATGGTGCAGGACGAGACAATCAACAACCTGGTGGACAAATACCAGAAAAACCCAAAGTCGCTGACGGCGGATGAAAAATTTATCCTGAACGCCAAGCGGCTTTCGGACGAGGTGGCTTCGTATTACGATGCTGGAAGTTGGTACAACATCGGTCAGTCGACAAAGCAATCGTTGCCGTTCATGCGGGACTTTATTTTTACGGAAGGAATTGGGTCTGGCATAAGCAATGCCGTGAAATCGGGCATAGAAAGGACATTGACGCGTTCGGGCGTGACTGGATTGGCCTCACGCATATTCAACCCCGCCACCGTGAACCGTGCGGAAACGGTAGGGAAAGGTATCATTGACCTGACGGTGCAGCCCACGGTGCAGACGGCGCTTGGCCTGTCTTCGTATGGCATGACGGCCCAGTCAATGTCTGGGCAAGGCAGCACCGACGCGGAAGGGAACATGCAGTTTGACAACCGCGATTCGCTTGGCAGTTCTTTGCTTGGCACGTGGGTGCAGAACCATTCGGAACTGTTCGGTACGGTGGTGCTGGATAAACTGTTTAGTAAATTCAAGTTGCTTCCTAAGTTTCTTGACACGCCACGTGCGCAATCAATAGCCCGTGTGACAGGGATTGCCTCACCGTTGGGCGAATATGGCGAAGAAAAGGAAAGCGACGCCATTGATGTGCTTCGTGGAAAACAGACGGCAGAGGAATTTTTTGACCCGAGGCGAAATGCGGAAACGTTCGGGGCCGTTGCCGTTATGCAGGTGCCGTTCACCGCCATCCAGTCGGCAGGCTATGCGGTTGGCAAATACGGGGACAAGGCGCGTGCAAAAGCGATAAGTGGCAGTGTGGGTGAGGCTGAAAAATCACTTGACATATTCGGGAATGAAAAACAGGGTATCATCTCGTACATAGACAATGCGCTGAACGACGAGAACCCGATGACCCTGAACGCCTCGCTGGCCAGCATGATGCAGCGGGCAGACTTGACGGACGAACAGAAGCAAGCGGTGAAAGACTACGCCGTTGCCCGTTCGGCCAAACAGGGGATAGACGACTTTGCCGCCGGAAAACCGGAACGGAAAGGAGCTGACGAGATACTTGGCAACATAGTGGACCCCCCCATACCCGAAGGGGTGGACCCCGACGATCCGGACACGCATGCTGGCGCAAGGGTGCAACTGGATGAAGCGGCCCGTCAGGCGCAAGCGTTGCTGTCGGGGGAAGACCTGGACATCTTGTCGGAAATGAGTTTGATACCTGCAGATAAACAACGTGCAAGCATTCAGGACATGTTCCGTGACAAGAACCTGAGCGACGAACAAAAACAGGCGGTGGTGAACTACCTGTCCATGGCCAACCAAAGCCGTAAGCTGGAGGAAGCCCACCGGTCGAATGTGATAGGAAGATTGCAACAAGCGGAAAATGAAATAACAGCCAGCGTGAACCCTACCACGGGAACAATAGTGACGGCGCGCGTGCAGGGGATGGAACAGCCGGTAAGGATCAAGGAAGGTCTTGCCGTGAGGGTAAATCCTGAAAATGCAGAAAATCCGTTTGAAACGGACGTAGAAAATTCTTTGGAGACGGTATCCTACTACGGGGAAGACGGGAAAGTGTATCCTGCTCTTGCTGAAAACTTGGAGGTGTTGTCCAATGATGGGGTGGAGCAGCAGTTGGAAGCGTTGAGGCAGCGGTTTGCCGCAGAGGAAGAAGCGTTTCAGTTAGCAGTCAACGGTCCACAGCCAGCAGTGAACTTCCAACAGTTTCAGGCTGGAGACAAAGGGATGCTTCCTGACGGCAGTGTGACGGCCATACAGGACGTGCGTCCTGACGGCACATACGTGGTGCAGGTGGAAAACCGACAGACAGGTGAGATAAACGTGGCTGAGGTGCCTGCTGGCGAAATTGGGAATTACGGGTTTGGGGAAGTGGTGGATGCACCTGCGGAAGTGCAGCCTTCGGATGAAGCACAAGCCACACCCCAGCCTTCCACCGAAGTGAGTGAAGAAAAGCCAGTTTTTCCTGTGAATAAAGAAGGGGAAATAGATTACGGGCAAATAAGCAATCCAAAAATGTATTTGGATGCGCTGACTCTTGAATTTGGTGAGGATGTGCCGGAAATAGTTGCCGAGAAACGAAAGGAAGCTGTGGCGGAATTGGAACAAGCAGGTAAAAAAAAAGATATCATAGCCAGGAAACGGGCGGAAAAGAAAGCACAGGAACAGGTTGCTTTTTGGGATAATGTGGAAGGATTATATTCGCAGGAAGAATCGCAAGGATTGGAGAATAATGTGGTTCGGGAAAATAATTCCCAGACAAAATCACAAGATTTACAAAATGATACGCAGGCAGAATTGCCAGATTTAAATCCAACATCTGAAAATTTGCCGGAAAATACTGGTTTGCCTGATGCGACTCAAGGAAATGCGGTAACCGGATCATCTTTCTCCGCTAATCCAGTTATTGAAAGGTATCCCCGTTTGGTAGAACCCGAAAAACCGTTGTCGGAAATGACTTCGGAAGAATTGCTACAGCTTTCGGACAAGAACTTGCGGGCGTTGAAGGCTCAGGACAGGGCTTTTGAAGGAAAAACGGAAGCGGAGAAAGAATCTGGGGGATACTACGGCGTGCTGGACGACGTGTCAGACCTTCGTGACACGGCCATGCAGGTGAACTTTGTGGAAAATTCGGAAAGCTTGGACGAACTGGCGGGAAGTGCTAAATCCACCTTGCAGGAAATGCGTGGAACTCCGAACGAATACCAGCAGGCAGTGTTGAGTGCCGTGGGCAGGAAGGCCGGGGAAATGGGCGTGTCGCTGCAAGATCTTGTGCGGGCGATGGCGGAAAAAGTTGCTTCGCAGTATCCGGACTTGAATGATGCGGAGTTCATGGTACGATCTATGCTGGGGAAGGTGATGCCGGAAAATGATTCTCAGAAAGAATCACAGGGTTTACAAAATAATTTGCAGACAGAATCACAAGGTAATGATACCCCCGAAATAACGGGTGTAGGGATTGACAGGCAAATAGAAGAGCAGCAACCGAACACCGATCCAACCGAGGCGCAGAAAGCGGCTGGAAACTACAAGAAAGCGCATGTGCAGGTGAACAGGATGGATATTTCGATAGAAAATCCTGTTGGTTCTGTTCGTTCGGGTACGGATGAGGACGGGAAGGCTTGGGAACATAAGATGAAATCGCATTACGGGTACTTCACCCGCACTACCGGAAAAGACGGCGACCATATCGATGTGTTTGTGAAGGAAGGAACGCCGGAAGATTGGAACGGGACTGTATTTGTGGTGGATCAGGTGAATCCGTCCACGGGTGAGTTTGATGAATCTAAAGTGATGCTGGGATATGAAACGCTTGAGGAAGCCAAGGCGGCGTATATGGAAAATTACGATGCGGATTGGCAAGGGTTCGGTGCGATCACGCCCGTGGATGTGGATAGCTTCAAGAAATGGCTGTATGACGGGGCAAGGCAGAGGAAGGCGTTTGCGGAGTATGTGGGGACACCAAGTGCAGTGAGCAGTGATCAGTTAGCAGTTAGCAGTGGGAAAATGCCGGAAGGTGTGGAAAAGATTCAACCAGTGGAATTGGGTGAGCAGGAAAGGTTGCGGACAGAATTACAAAATTCAAAAGATAGGAATGAAGTTACCCCCGAGCTTGAGAAATTGATTGACAGGCTGAAACAAACGGGCCTTGCCAAGGACGTGGTGATGGATGAGGGGAAGATGCGTGAGTATCTTGACAGGCATTTTGGAGGATTGTTGAAACCAAGGATGCAGGTGGAAAAACCGAAGTCCCCTAAAAAGGAAAATGGTTCTGCGACACTAAAAGAAAAGCAATTGGCCACTGTTATAAAATACAATCCGGCACCTAACAGTTACAATACTTGGATACGTGACGTAAGCGACATACTTTTTGCGGAAGAAGCTTTTGGCGTGGCTTTTGCCGATGGGGCAATGTATCCGGACTTCAGTACAGACGACATGCGTTCGGCTTTGGAAAAAGGGGAAATGACCGTATATTCGAGCAAACCGATACGCAAGGGGTCATTTGTCACCCCTTCGCAGATGAATGCGGAAAGTTATGCTGGCGGGGGGAAAATATATTCAAAAGTTATAAAACTTACAGATGTTGCATGGATTGATGAAGGAGAGGGCCAATATGCACCCGTAAGAATGATGTCCACCCCAGCCGGTGAGGTGTATGGTTTTGCGACGGCGGACGGGACGATCTACCTTGACCCGAACAGGATGAACGCCAACACGCCGATACATGAATTCGGCCATCTTCTTTGGAATATAACCCCGGAAAAAAGGCGGGGAGAGATTACTAAACTCCTAAAACAGACTCCTGGCTGGTCAGAATTGGAAAACAACCCAGCCTATTATAACCTAAAAACGGATGATCAAAAGGCTGATGAGTTATTCAATACAATATTGGGAAATTCTGGAAAATCGAATAACCAGGTACGCGATATTATGGGCCATGACATCGGCTTATTTGCTCGTGTTATGGATGCCGTGAACAAGTTATTAGAATGGGTGAAAGCAAATGTATTTGGAAACACGGATGCCAGGGTAAACCAATTTGCCAAAAGGTCACTTGGTGAATTATTGGGTGGTAAGAATCTTACGGAAACAGGATCTTCTTCCCGAAAAAATGAAGATGATTCCAACAATTTAAAAAATGAACGTTACCGTATTATTGGAGAAATAGGAGCGTCCCGTATATCTGATACAGAAACAGTTGTTAATGATCTTAATGTAGCCAAAGAGATGTATTCGCAAAATAAAGACGCAAAAAGCATTCGTTTGGCTACCGGATGGGAAAAAGGGGTAGACGGATTGTGGCGATATGAGGTGCCTGATTTTAAAATGCGGGATGTCGTATTACAAAAAAATAAAAACGATCAGATAGTCACCTCTCTTACCGACATAATTGATGATGAAGAATTATTTAAGGCTTATCCTATATTAAAAGAAACTGTTGTTTCGGAAGATTACGGAGGTACATCTGGATTTTATAGTGCAGTAACAAATATTATTGGTTTAAATAGCAATAAATTCTCCCCTGTAAAAGATAATTCTAATCAAACGAAAATAGAAAAATTGCAAGACAGGATGCGTCAATTGCAAGATCATAAGGATGTAGAAGTTTATCAGCAAATGATTGACAACTATAACGGTAATGATCAGGAAATTGAAAAATATCTTGATGAGCATCCGGTGGTAAGAGAATATGAGGCATTAGAGGATAATGTTTCCAAATTATATGGCGATCGTAAAGTCCAAGGATATAGAATTTCAGACAAATCCACACTTTTACACGAAATACAACATGTTATACAGCGTATTGAAGGTTTTGCACGTGGTGCGAATGAGAAACAATTTACTGATCCATCCCCTCTTTCGCTTGCATATAAAGATTTTGACTTGAATGTAAAGCTGCTTGATGGGGACAAATATGAGAATATTGGGCATATATTAAATGATGAGCGTTTTTCAGGTTATAGAAGTGTATTTGCTTCGGATATAAATGAAGGGAAACTCCTTATTAATGGTTTACGAGATATGTATTCCGATATGAATAAGGAAACATTTATGGACAACTATGAATACTATGTTGATTCAGGTAAAAAAGGAAGCCCTTACGAACAATACTTCAAAACTGCGGGGGAAGTAGAGTCTCGTAATGTTCAGTCTCGTATGGACATGACCCCGGAAGAACGGCGTAGTATTTTACTTTCAGAAACCGCCGATGTTGCACCTGAAGATCAGATTGTGCTGATGAACCAGATGGACCGTGCCAACTATGAAATTAATGCTCAGGATTATGATTTGGAACTTGAAAAAATCAAGAAAAGATCCATTTCAGACGGAACATTCATGAAAGCACCGAACGGAAAACCTACTAATCTGAATGAAAGGCAGTGGCTTCAGGTGCGTACCGATGCGTTCAAGAAATGGTTCGGAGATTGGCAGGAAGATCCGGGGAATGCCTCAAAAGTGGTGGATGAGAACGGGGAACCGATGGTGGTATACCATGGAACAAATGCTGAGTTTAGTGAGTTTAAGGATTTGATAACTGAAGGCCTGAGGACAACGATAGCAAATGGATATGGATTTTTCTTCACTCCATCATTAAGTATATCTGAAAAATATGGGCAAAATACAATGCCAGTTTTTCTTAATATGAGAAATTGGAAAGAAATACAAAAAGGAAAACAATTTTCGCTCGATAAAAAATTTATAGGCGCGGATGAATTGCTTCGGAAAGAAAGTAGGCAAAATACACAAGAATCTGGATTTGATGGATTCTATATGCCAAACATTTCATTTGCTAAAAAAAGATATTCCACCACAGAGAATATTCCTCAATATGTTGTTTTCTCCCCGACCCAGATCAAATCGGCAACAGGAAACCAAGGTACATTTGACGGGGGGAATGCTGATATACGTATGCAGGCTAAAAAAGATTGGCAACAAGAAGAATCTGACAAACAGTTTGAAAAAGCAAAAACGGTATTGGATGCTTTTAAAAAAGAAGGATTGGACGGTTTTAGTATATCAAGAAGTATTACGGATTTTGGCGTGTCAACTTACATCCAAGGACCATATAATTTAAAGTTCAGGATTTCAGACCATAGTGTTCTTTCAACGCACAGGATATTGAACGAATCATTCTTTTATTACAATACCCCTGTGGAATTTTTAGTGAATGAAGCTAAGGTTGCAAAAGAAAAATATGAAAAAATATATGCTTCACGAGAAGAAGCGGAAAAAAAATATCGTAAACGTGAACAAGAATCTGCAGACAAGTGGGAACGAATAAAATCTAATTTTGACGGACTTGTTTTCAAAAAAAATAATAGGACTTATCAAAACTTTGATGTATTTAGCAAAGCGGGACAAAACCCACGGTCAAATATTTACCAAAAATCGCTTGAAGGAGGTGCGTTTTATTACGAATGGACTGAACCTACCGATTATGACAAATGGGGAAATCCCTTCAATTTTGGCGAAAAAAAGCCGTCAATGGAATACATAGAGGCATTTGACGAAGGAGCAGGGGAAATAAATACCACCCGTTTTCAAATAGCTCCTTCCTCCAAACCCGAATACACGCCGGTAAAAAGCCTTGGGGACTATGCGCGTGAGGTGGACGAATATAACCAGAACATACGGATGCAGGCGGTGCCGCCGCAGGAAAACGAAGACGAGCAGGAATTGCGTAGGCTTAACAACAGCCTGAAGTATGGGGTTGAGAACAAACTGTCGGACTTGGAACAGGCATTGGCCAACAAGGAAGTGAGCGAGGCGTCGTACAGGAAGCAACGGGACGAACTGGAGCTGATGGCTGAAAAGATAAGGGCAAAGATAAAAGATGCCGAAAAACTCCGAGACATGGTAAAAATGCGTGAAGATTATCAAGCAGAAATGCGACGCATCAAGGCGATGGAAATTGAAAAGGAAGGGCGTGAGAAGCTTACGGAGGAAGACATGCCGTATGTGAATGATGCGGAAGAATTGAAACGGGTGCAACAAATAGTGTCGGACGTGGAAAATTTGGCCGGGGTGGAAAACACGGAAGAATTGGCGGTTGACCCGAAAGACCTAGTGGCGGTGGTACGTTCAATAAAAAACAAGAAGAAACAGCAGGAAAACCTACCTAAAATAAAAAAAGCGGCGCAGGACATCACCGACTATGTGCGGGCCTACGTGGGCAAAGATGTGGTGGACATGATGAGCGAGCGGGATTTCAAGGCATTGATAAATAAATTGGAGACAGCCACATCGACCGGTAGCCTGAAAAGTGCAGTGAAGTCGGTGAACCAAGCTATCATGCGGATAATACTTCGCAAGAACAACGATATACTCAGCGGGCTGATACACGGGAAAATAGTGAACACGTACGCAATATACGAGTTGGATTCTACATTGAAAGCCAACAACGACCTGACGGAAGGCAACAAGGAAAAAATTGACAAGGATATTTTCCACCTTTTGTCGGGAATTAACGCATACAACCGATACTTTGAAATACAAGGCAAAAACAAGCGGGGAGTGTCTGTGGCCAAGAACGTGGACGAAGGGACACGTGAAATCATACAGTTTGTGCGTGACAACCGTAAGGTGAGCCGCGAAAAACTGGGTGAGATGAAAAAAGAAATAGAACTGGCTCAAACAAGCGAAAACTATGTGTTTGACGAAGGTGACGGAAGGCGACTGGTAGCCATAGACCTGTTGGGAAAACTGCAGGACTTGCAGGACAAGGATGCCGACATCAAGGCAATTCAGGAAACAAGCCCTGCGGACTTCAACCAGGAAAATCCGGACAAATGGAAATGGGAGGCTGTGATGGAAGGTCAAAAAGAACTGGAAGCCATGCAGATGGAACTGATCACCGAATTTACCGACCTGATAGAGCTTGGCCGCAGCCGCATGACGGAATGGAAAGCGGCGGAAACGGAACGCAAGAACGAGATAGCCGGGGAAGCTATTGCCGCCGTGAAGGACAAGCGGATAAAAACGCAGGCGGAAGAAAAAAACACAAACAACTGGGAACGGGTGAAAGATGTGGTGCGGCACAACGGGATCAAGGAATTCCTGCTGTCTCCCCTTGGAAGCTTCAATTTCATGTTGAAATACATAGACCGTAACAATGTGGTGGGGGAAGGGCCGATGTACAACCGGTTCATGAGGTCTCCCGAAAACAGCGTGACGGCAGCCAAAGAAAAATATTACACGGGATGGGACAGTTTCAAGCGGGAATCTGCTGCCAAGGCCGAGGAGATATTTGGCAAGAAATTTAAAGACGTGGTGGCTGACAGCCGCAAGGACAGCGGGGTTGAGGTAAGCTACAAATTGTTTGACAAGAACGGGGAAAATGGCGAACTGGTTCCCGTGATGGCCGCCGCTCAGATGACCAAAGGCGAACTGATGTACCTGTACATGACCTGGCAACAAGTGGAAGGCAGGGAAAAGCTTGAAAACATGCTGGTGGACGAGACGGTGATGGAATCGGTCAAACAAACGCTGGGTGAAAAATACATTCGCTATGCCGACTGGGTGCAACAAGAATTCCTGCCGTCAAGAAGGGTGGAATACAACGACACGCACAAGCGGGTGTTCGGTACTTCGATGGCGGAAGTAAAAAACTATTTTCCATTGAAATATGACGAGAAACAGCACGTGGAAGAGGTGGAGATAGGGCAGGAAGTGAACTACGGTTTGCCGAGCACGATGACGGGTGCAATCATCAACCGGGTAAAAAACAAAAAGGACATTGCATTGAATGCGAACGCCTTTGACCTGCTGATGAAAAACGGTCAGGAAATGGAGGAATGGAGCGCATACGCCCAGTTGCGCAAGGACATGAACGCCTTGCTGAGCAACAACTATTTTAAAAACCTTGTGGAAGCCAGCGACAGGACCGCCTTCAAGAAACTGAAGGAATCGGCACAGATAGCTTTGCGTGCTGTCAGGCAAAAAGCTATGCCCGAAGAAACGCTTGCCGGAAACATCAACCGTAGACTTGCCGGGGGAGCGATCGCGTTCCGGATAAATACCGCATTGAAGCAATTCCTTGGCTACCCTGCGTTCATGTCGTACAGCCTGGACCCCATGTATCAGGCGCGCGTGGCCAACAACATATTGCCTTACATGTATTACAGGAATTATGTGTGGGCGGTGGAAAACCTGCCGGGGTTTAAGGAAAGGGTTAGTTCGGGAGTGTTCGGTAACGAAAAGCTGCTTGCCGGAGAATGGGCGACCAGCGAGCAAGTGAAAGGCAAGCGCAAGGTGCTTGGCAAATACGGGGTGCAAATGGACGATTTCTTCAATTCGCTTATATCGGTGGGGATGAAACCCAACCAGTGGGTAGATGCAGTGGCTGTGTCGGCGGGGGCCAAGGCGGTGTACGACTACAAGAAAGGCTTGTACAAAAAACAAGGGATAGATGAACGTGAAGCTCACGAAAGAGCCATATTTGATGCTTCGATAGCCGCCAACGAAACGCAGCAAAGTGCGGAAGACGCATACCTTTCGCCTATACAGAAATCGGACACGCTGTTTGCCAGGGGACTGACCACATTTATGAATGCCAGCTTCGGGTTCCTGCGCAAGCATGTGGAAGGGATGATGCAGGTGGCAAGGAGCAAAAAACAGTATGACAACCTGGTGGCTCAGAAAACAGGATCGGGGATGAGCGAGGAAAAAGCCAAGAGCGAAGCATTGAAAACAGTGCTGGATGCTGACGGGCGCGCTGTGCTGAACATACTGGTGTTCGGGTTTATGCTGAACACAATATGGGACTTGGCCGACAAGGCTCTTTGGGGAACTGGAGACGATGACGATGAGGAACAAGCGGAAATGTACAAGTCGCTTGCCTTGAGTCCTGTTAAAAACATGCTGCTGGGAAGCACGATAGTTTCCACCCTTGAGGGATACGAGCCAAAAGACCTGATGGGCGGTGAAATAACAAGAGCTTACAACGAGTTGTCAAAAATAGCCAAGGACGAGGGCTATCTTAACAGCGAGATGGCGTTGGCCACAAGCAAGTATTTCATGAAGTTCTATACGGGGATTAACTTTGACGTGTGGAACAACATATACAACGGGTATGAACGTGGGATCAAGGAAAAAG